TTGCGTCCACCTTCCATCTGCCGGGGCCGAACCACATTCCGCTCACCCCGGTTCTGCAGGACGCAATCCTTGAGTCAGATCAAGGCCCGCAGCTTCTCCGCTACTTCGCCAACAACAAAGCGGAAGCAACCCGGCTGGCCGCCATGCCACCCATCACCGCATTGCGGGAAGTGGGGCGGATCGAGGCAAAACTGGCCGCACCGGCAGCAAGCACACCGCCGCCGGTCATCTCGCAGGCACCCGAGCCGATTACGCCGATCAGCGGCAACGGTCTGGCCGGGTCAACAACCGAACTGAAGGACTTGCCGATGGAAGATTATTTCAAAAAGCGAGCCCCCGAAATCACTAAAAGGAGATAACATCTCATGGCAAATGTATTGATCACCCCGGTTGAAGTCGTCAAGGAGTCTCTGGCGATCCTTCACACCAACAATGTCTTTATCAAAGGCATTGACAAGCAGTACAGCAAGGAGTTCGCCGTGTCGGGCGGCAAGATCGGCTCGACCATCAACGTCCGCGAACCGAACCGCGGCACCATCCGCAAGGGTGCCGTCATGCAGGTTACCGACACGGTAGAAACCTACGTGCCGCTGACCCTCACGACCCAGTGGGGCACCGACGTTTCGTTTTCCACCGCCGAGCTCACCCTGTCGCTGGATGATTTCAGCAAGCGTGTCCTCCAGCCGCGCATTGCTCGCCTTGCTTCTCAGCTCGATCTGGACGGCATGCAGGGCATGGTGACCGGCACGTTCCCCGCCGGCACCGGCCTCACCCCCGCAATCCGCCCGGTCTACAACGTGGTCGGCACGCCCGGCACGACTCCCGGCACCGGCGGCGGTTCGGCAACCGGTCTGGCGCAGTACAACGCGCCCATCGTCTATCTGAACGCCGGCATGATGCTGGATAACTTCGCCACTCCGCGGGACGAGAACCGCAGCTGCATCCTCAACCCGTCGGCCCACGCATCCAGCGTGAGCGGCCTGTCCGGTCTGTTCAACCCGCAGAAAGTTGTAGGTGATCAGTATCGCAAAGGCGTGCTCGGCAACGCGCTCGGTTTCGAGTTCGCCATGGATCAGAACGTTTACGCTCTGACTCTCGGGACTCGGGCCGCCACGGGTGGCACGCTGTACTCCGCCATTACGGACGGCAGCGCATCCATCGCCTTGAATCACTCCGGCACCGTCGTTGCCGGCGACAAGTTCACCGTCGAGGGTGTGTACTCCGTCAATCCGGAAACCCAGCAGTCCACCGGTCAGCTCCAGCAGTTCGTCATCACGGCGGCTGCGACTCTGAGCGGAACGCAGGCCGTCACCGTCGCGCCGACACCCATCCTGACCGGCTCGACCGTGGCTAACGGCACCGTGACGACCGCCACCGGTGACTTCACCGGCTCCAGTACCGGCGGTGCGGCGGCCTCTCCGATCATCTTCGTCGGCGCGGCATCTTCGGTTTCTCCCTGCAACCTGGCGTACCACCAGGATGCTTTCACCTTCGGCACGGCGGACCTCGAAATGCCGGGCGGTGTGGACTTTGCGGCCCGCGAGTCCTTCGAAGGGATCAGCATGCGGGTTATTCGGGCCTATAACATCGGCTCGGATCAGCTGCCCTGTCGTATCGATATTCTCGGGGGTTTTGCCGCTCTGAGAAGGGAGCTGGCCTGCATTATAGCCGGCTAGGGGGTGCTCAATGTCCACAATAGCCATCGATGCAACCAACCCGTCCACGACCGTCAACCTTGCCGTGCTGAAGAAAGCACTGGACAAGATTATTGACGCTCACAAGATCAACGGCCCGGTCACGCTGGCGAATGACGAGTTCATTCTGATCAACGAGATTCGATTCGCCGTTTCAACCGGTGTGGCATCCGCCCGTGTGGTATCTGCCGTCACCATGACGTATTAAAAAGGAGAGCCAACATGCTCAGATTTCTCAAGCAGATTTACCTTTTCCCTCTCAGCTTGCTGCTGGGGGTACCTTCCATCAGCAACACCCCCAACTCCGAAACTGGCGCGACCGTTAAGAACGTGGTCGATGGCGGAGCGGGCGGAACGACTATCGGCGAAGCGACTACCAGTAAAGTCAGCTTCTACGGTGTCACCCCGATTACCCAGCGGACATCGGCCAGCCAGGCCGCCGTTGTGACCACCGTGGCGGTCAGCACGACCTCCAACATCTGGGGTTTCAGCACTTCCACGCAGGCTAACAGTATCGTTTCGCTGGTAAATGAGCTGCGGGCCGCCATGGTGGCCATCGGGGTCATCAAGGGCAGCTAGAGTGATTGGCAATTAACCAGGCGGCGGATTACGGTCCGCCGCCGCAACCTTCTGAGGGGAAGGCATTATTATGAAACTGCTCATAGCCACACCGTTTTACGAGATGCGCGGGTTTAGCCCGTACATCACCAGCCTGATCTACACCGCCAAGCTGCTCTATGAAGCCGGCATCGAGTTCGATTTCTGGGAGCTCTCCGGCGATTCGTATGTTGACCGGGCGCGGAACACCATTGCCAACAAGTTCATGGATTCCGACTACACCCACCTCATTTTCATTGATTCCGACCACAAATGGGGCTTGGAAGGCTTTACTAACCTGCTGAAAGCCGATGCGGACGTGGTGGGTGCCGGGTACCCGTGCAAAAACAAATGGGATTTTTTCAGCTGCATCCTGGAGGACACGCCGGACGGCAGGCCGCGGGTCAACGAGCAGGGGCTTATTGCTGCCTGGGGCGTGCCCACCGGCTTTATGAAGATCCGCCGGGAGGTGTTCGTCAAGCTGGCGGAACGGATGCCCGATAACTACTACATGACTGGCGATCCGGATACTGGCGAGCAGACCAAAGTGTTCAATTTCTTTGGCCGCATTCCGCCGATGGGGGAGGACATATCTTTCTGCCGGCGCTGGGCCAGCATTGGCGGCGAACTGTGGGTCGAGCCGCGGGTAACGATCACTCACTATGGCGTCAAGGGGTGGACTGGTAATTACCATGACTTCCTGCTCGGCTGTCCGGGTGGTAGTGAAGGACCGCCGCTGTGAGTCGCGTTTGTCTGGTCTATGTAGGTGTCGGGGTGGCGGGTTTCAATGCGCACCGTCCGCCCGGCGACCGCGAGGGGGCGTGGATCGGACACGGCATCGCCAGCATCGGAGCAAGCCTGAAAGCCGCCGGACATGTCGTGTCGCTCATAGACCTCCGCCAGCTCGGCGGCTGGAGCGATTTTGCCGCCATGGTGGCCCGCGACCCGGCGGACGTATTCGGCCTGTCGGTTTCTCCGGTTGACGGGCAGTTCGTGGCGTCGATGGCCGAGATGATCAAGCATTTTCACCCAACGGCCCGGATAATCGCCGGCGGCATCCATCCGACTATTTTTGCCGACCAGTACGCCGGCACGCAGGTCGATACGGTGCTGCGCGGTGAAGGGGAAGTGACGTTTTGCGATCTGGTGGCCCGCATGGAGCGTGGCGAGGTGTGGCCACGACAGATCGAGGGCGTCAAGCCGGACCTCGACCAGATACCGTGGGCGGACCGCGATCTGTTCGACTACAAGCGAGAGATGGAGTGTTTTTTCGCCCCCGGCCAGGCACTACCGTCGATCACCATGCTGGCGGGCCGCGGCTGTCCTTATGCCTGTACATATTGTCAGCCCGCCGAGAACGCCGTTTTCGGCAAGCCGTTTCGTATCCGCAGTCCGGAAAACGTCATAGCAGAGATGACCGACCTGTACCAGCGGTACGCTTACCGCAGCGTGACATTCTGGGACGATACGTTTACCATCCTGAAGCCGTGGGTGATGAAATTCTGCGACCTGTATGAGCGGTCGGGCATCGGCGCGACTATTGCGGCGTGCAGCCGGGCAGACATCATCTGTCGTGACGAGGCCATGATTGCACGTATGGCCGAAGTGGGGGTCAACTGGTTCGTCATCGGCTTGGAGAGTGGCAGCCAGCGGGTACTCGATCTGATCAAAAAAGGCACGACAGTCGAACAGAACTACCGGGCCGCAGAGATATGCCGCAAATACGGTATCAAGATATTCGGCACGTACATGTACGGCCTGCCGACCGAAACAAACAAGGAGGTCTTGGCGACGGCCCGAATGATTGACGACATCCGGCCTGAACTGGCCAGCCCTTTTTATTTCTTGCCAATCCCCGGCACGGAGGTCTATACTCTCTGCGAAAAAGAGGGCCTGCTGCTGGGCGAGGGGTGCAGCATCGAGCGGACCGGCAAGCCGAACAGATCAATCAAGGGTGTGGATTACGATTTCATCGACTCGGTAATCAGAGGCAACAGGAGGTTAGTGGCATGAGGTATTTTATTGCAGTGTGCGTAATGTGTATGTGCGGTGCAGCATGGGGCGCGGGTGGTGGTATTGACCCAAACCGCGGGTTCGCCATGACCGATGCGAAGGGAGAAGTGCTGCAAGGCGGCGCCCCAGATCCTTTGCTGACCGCAACCATTACGGATGGGCTGTCACACACTGAGGCGCTCTACCCCAATATCATCTGGTTCAGCCTGGTTTTTCAGGGAACCGGAAGCTGCTACGTGCGGCTCATGGACACGACAGCCAAGGGAACGCACTCCGCCGTGCTGGTGAGCTCTGAATACTCTCGTGTGGTTCACAAAAACGCTGCGTACATAAATTATTCCGGAGCAGGTTGCAGCGGCTCTGTGCTGGAAAAAATGGGGAAATAGCCATGAGCCAGAGACAGCTACGGCAGGACATACACGGAATGTTTTACTGGGAGGATGATGAGCCAACACCGCAGGCCGCAGCCGCCAGCCCGGAGCCACCCGCACCCGTTGAGTCACCGCAGGCCGCCGCACCGGTGCCCGACGTACCGCCGAAGCGCAGCCGAGGCCGTCAGCCCGCCAAACCGCAACCCGCCCAGGCGGCACCGCCTCCGCCGCCCCCACCACCGCCAGTCTAAGGAGCCCACAGAATGCTCGTCAGAGACATTTTTATCGCCATGATGGAGGTAGTCGGCGCGACGACCTTGGATGAAGTGCCGGAAGCCAGCGAGATGCAGAAATGTCTCCGGCACGTCAACCTGATGCTGGATTCTTGGTCGGCGCGGGATCTCCTGCAGCTTGCGACCGTTCAGGAGAACTTTCCGCTGGTCGCCGGGCAGCGGGCCTACACCATCGGCCCGTCTGCCAATTTCAACACCGCCAAGCCGATAGAAATTGTACGAGCATTCGTAAGGGATGCGGGCGGTAATGACTACCCGATAGACGTTAAGACCGTCGAAATTTACGAGTCTTACGGCGACAAAATGATTTCCAGCGCCAGGCCGGCAGCTATTTATTACGATCCGGGCGTTACTCAGCAGGCCGCGCACGTCGGCACGATAAACTGCTACCCGATACCCGACAGCAGTTCGGACCGGCTGTATTTTGATAGTCAGAAATATTTTACCGAATTTTCGGGCCTTACTGACAATGTGGCCTTCACCCCGGCGTACTTTCGGGCTATCGTTTATAACGGCGCAGAGGCGATCTGGCGGCCGATGGGCCGCAAAGGACCGATACCCGGCGACATTCACGCTGAGGCTGTGAAAAGCATGCAGATTATCGAGAACATGAACGCCAGGCCGATAGTTGCCGGCCTCGACCTGCCGGGCTGTAAGACCGGGCGTGGTGGGTACAACATTTATACGGACCAGTCGTGAGACTCCCCTTTATCCCCACCGCCTACATGGGCCGCAGCGTGGCGTTTGAGTCGCAGCGGCTCATCAATTTTTTTCCGGAGCTCGCCAATGCGCCTGGTGCCAAGAACATCGCCGCACTGGTCGGCACGCCGGGCCTGCGCTTGTGGTATGAGAACAACAGTCCGCCGGTCCGCGGTGCGATGCCTTTCAATGACCTACTCTATGTGGTGATCAGCAACAAGCTGTTCGCCATCGCGGCGGACGGCACCGCATCCGCCGAACTGGGCACGCTTTCCACTTCGACGGGCCGCGTGTCGATAAAGAATAATGGCCTGGTGTCCGACGGCATCGGCGGCGATCAGGTCTGCATTGTGGATGGGGAAAACGGTTACATCTACAACGTGACGACCACCAATTTCAGCACTATTTCCGGCGGCGGTTGGCCCGCTATGCCGAAGTACCTGGAGTTCATTGACGGCTATTTCGTCGTGTCGGACGGTTCTATGTCGTCCTGGACCTCCGATTTGTACGACGGAACGACGTGGAACGCGCTGACTAAGAATCCCGTACAAGCCGCTCCTGATACCATTCAGGCACAACTCAACCTGCACCAGCAGTTATTCTTCATCAAGCAGTATACCTCTGAGGTCTACTACAATACTGGCACGCCGACCAGTACCGGCTCGCCGTTCAGCCGGATGACCGGGGCAGTGATCGACTTCGGCACTCCGGCGCCCTGGTCAGTCGCCCGAGGCAGCAACAGTGCTTTCTTCCTCGCCAACCAGCGGAACGGCGAAGGCGGCGAATTTGTCGGCGTGGTCAAGCTGGAAGGCTACCTGCCGGTTGTCATCACGCCGCCGGCCATCGTCTACCGGATGGCGCAGTCAACCGACCATTCGCAGTGCTTCGGCTACGTTTACTATGACGAGGGCCACACTTTCTACGTGCTGACTAATCCGGTGGACAACTGGACGTTCGTATACGATGACACGATCAACATGTGGCATGAGCGGTCCACGTCTAGCCCGAGCAGTGTGGGTGTCAACCGGCACCTCGGCAACTGCTATGCGTTCTTCGCCGGGATGCACCTCGTCGGTGATTATTACACCAGCAACCTGTATGAGATGTCGTCCCGCTTCTACACCGACGCGGGCAGGCCGATCATCAGCGAGCACACCACCCAGCGGCTCGCTGATGAGGAGTATCTGGAAGATATTTTCATCGGTGAGCTGAAGGTGGATGTGGAGGCCGGTGTCGGTACGGTGGGGGTCAACTCGCCGGCCACCGCTCTGGCGACCCTTACCGGCGATGCGGTGACCAGTATTGCGGTGACCTACAACGGAGCGGACTACACATCGGTACCGGCGGTCCTGATCCGCAGCACGAACGGCGAAGGGTCGGGCGCAACCGCCGTGGCGGCTGTTGCTTTCGGCTCAGTGACCGGCGTAACCGTTACCAATGGCGGGTCTGGGTACACCGAGCCGCCGGAAATCATCTTAGCCATGCCGGCGGTCGTGCCTATTGCTGGACTGAGTGTGTCGAAGGACGGCGGGCGAACCTGGAGCAGCGAGTATCCGCAGTCGATGGGGCGGGCCGGTGAGTACCGCAGACGGCTGCGCTGGTCGGGGGTCGGGCGGTCCAAGGACCGGGTTTTCAGGCTGCGGATGTCCAGCCCGGCGAAGAAAATAATTCTCGGCTACTATGTGGAGCCGGCGTAATGCGGCCCCTCGCACCGATAAACAGTCCTCTGTGGTTTGCCGATCTGAAAAGCAAGATCACCGATCCTCGCTGGGTGCAGTATTTTCAGGAGCTTTTCAGCCTGATGGGCACTCCACCCAATTACAGCGAGTTTGAAGCGGACGGCACGCTGCGGGCGTACGGGAATGCGACCTGCTGGAAAGACATCGACATCGACCTGTCGCCGCAGACCAGCGGTGGCAGCGTGCCGTCGCTCATCGCGGTCAATGGTGATGCCTATATTACGGCGCGGGCGTTCGCCGGCACGGGGGCTACGGTCGAGCAGCTTGGCGGGTCGAAAGAGTTATTCCATGAAATGCTGTTCGGCACGGACATTATTCCGCACGTTCACTGGGCACCGACGACCGCCGACGCGGGGAACGTTAAATGGCAACTGCGCTACATGCTGGTGAACCGGAACGGTGTCTACGGCAGCGGTGTGACGACCAGCGTTACGGATGCCGCGCCGGGGGTGGCCTGGAAGGGTCTGCGGTCCAACTTTCCGGCGATCAGCACGGTCGGCGTTCTGGCCGGTTCGCGGATAATGTTTACCCTGTTTCGCAACCCGGCGGATGCGGCGGATACCTACGCGCATCCGGTCATCGCGCCCAACTTCGGAGTGCATGTGCAGGTAGACATGCTCGGCACACACACGGTCGATGATAAATAATTGTTTACATAGAGGTAAAACTGTGATACGCACGTATACGAGGGGCGGTCCGAGGAGTCGCAATGGAGAATAGCCCCCAAATTCTCGCCTTGATCAGCCGGTTCTGCGACGAACTCGGCTGTCCTACTCATACCCCCGTTCTTATTTCCGCATACGAAAATGGCACTCTGAATATCATCACCGCGCACCGCGACGGCCTGCTGGTGGGCATTTCCGGTTATTACGTCAATGGCCGCACCGCGCATGGCGAAGTCTGGTATGTGTTGCCCGAATACCGCCGGAGCGGTGTTGCGCATGATTTGTTCGCCAGAGCGCATGAAGCGGCCCGGCAGCAGGGTTGTGGCAGTATGGTGGTGTCGGCCAAGCGACAGAGAGCGAACCTGTACCTGAAACACGGCTATCAGGAGGCTTACGTTCTGATGTCGAGGGAGTTGTAAAATGAAATTTACAACGATGGGGCGTATTCTTAGCCGCTGTATGGTACACGATCCTTTTTCCATGATTATGGCCGGTGCGGGCGGCTTGCAGGCCGGTGCGGGATTGGCCGGGTCGGCCATGCAAGCCGGCGCAGCGACGGATGCAGCCCGAATTGCAGCCGGAGCGGCGGACCGCGCTACGCAGATGCAGTGGGACATGTTTCTTAAGCAGCAGGAGAACCAACAGCCCTGGCTGCAGGCCGGCAAAGGTGCGCTTAATCAGCTGACTGGCGGACTGGGCATAAACCCAGGCGGGTACGCCGTTACGGCAGCCCCCGGCTACGGTGCGACACCCCAACAGATCATGCAGATGGTGAACGGCACGTTACCCAATCCGAACGGCTACACCATAGCAGATGCGGTCAAGGCCGCCAATGCGTCGAACTCGCTTATCGGTTCGGGTGGCGCGCCGGCAACCGGCGGCGCGAATTTTCTCACCACGCCGCAATTCGCCTTCGATACCAGCCGTTATAAATTCGACCCGAACAGCGTGGATGTAACCAAAGATCCAGGCTATGCGTTCCGCCTCAAATCCGGCGCCAACGCGCTGACTGCCGCTGGCTCGGCGGCTGGCAACCTGGGGTCCGGCAACCTGGGCGTGGCGCTTACCAATTACGGCCAAGACCTCGGCTCGCAGGAATACGGCGCGGCGTATGGTCGGGCCTTCGGTGAGAACCAGCTGAATTTCACCCGCGATTACACCTCGGCCCTCGATATGTACAACGCCGCCATGACCGGCCAGAATACCGTGTTCAACCGGCTCGCCGGGGTGGCGGGGGTCGGGCAGACCGCCGCCAACACCCTGACGAGTGCCGGGTTGCAGACCGCCGGGCAGATCGGACAGAACGCCATCGGGGCGGGTAACGCCGCAGCGGCCGGGCGGACCGGTGCAGCGAATGCCTGGGCCGGTGGCATAGCCGGAGTCGGCAATCAGATCATGGGTGGCTTCGGCGCGTACAACCAGAACCAGCTCTATCAGCAGTATCTTGCCAACATGGGCGGCGGCGCGGGCAGAGCGGGCGGGTATGGCGGTACGACGGACTATCAGCTTGCCGTGCCGGAGATCGGCAACTCGCTGGGGTGGGGGTAAGTCATGCAAAACATGCTGACAGCAATGGACGTGATGCCCTCCGCAGCCGACCGGATCAACATGGATCAGGCCGCGGCCCGGATGGCCGCTTACGGCGACACTGTGCAGCAAAACAAGCTGGCATTGCGCGTGCAGCAGATGCACCTTGCCGAGCTGGAAAAGACCGAGGGCGTAAAGAATTATCTGGCACAGTACGGCGGCCTGGATGCCACCGCGCCGCAGCCTGCCATGCCGTCACAGCCCGTCGCACCGCCGCAGATGACAAACATGCTCGCCGGGCCGGGAGCTACCGGGCCGATGCCCGCCGCGCCGCCGCAGATTGCCGGTGGGGTCGGTGCGGGTATGCCGCTGCCGGCCACCGACCTGCCGCCCACTGCGCCGACATCCGCAGCCGCCACACCGCAGCCCGCCGCAGCGCCAGCCGCCGGGCCGGGCAAACAGTACCCATCTGACCAGCAGCTTATGGAGGCCGTCAAAGCGGGCAAGATACCGATGGATGTGGCCAACGGCGTGCGGGCCGAGCGGGTGCAGTTTGAGCAGATGCATCTCCAGGAGCAGACAAAAGCCAAGCTCGCCATGGTGACGAAATGGGGCGAGAAGTACGCCGAAGCGGGTGATGATGAAGGATTCCAGCGATTGTGGTCACAGGTGCGTGCCGATCCGCAGCTTGCCCCCTACGTGCCAGCGGTTGACAGCGTGAGCGTGCCGCGCAAGGGTGAAGTGGAGACGGTCAAGAAATGGACGCAGCCGGAGATCGCCAAGCTGGCGGAGAAATTTCCGGAGCTCGGTATCGACCCCGCCAACACGCCGGAGGGTACTTACAAGACGGTCACCAAACTGGGCAGCAAGCAGATTACCAAGTGGGAACCGGTGAAGGACATCGAGAAGGCCAGCAAAACGCCACAACAGCTGCGCAGTGTGTTTACCAATCCGGCGGCCCCCCAAGCCGACCGTGATGCAGCCTGGAACGATTTTAAGCTGGGAGCCACCAACACACAGTTTCAAGCCATAGCGGTTGATAAGACTATGCCGGCCGAGTACCGCCAGTTCGCCCAGTCTGTGCTGGATGCCGAGGACAAGCGTGCCGCCAAAAAGACCGAGATACGGGTAAATCTGCAAAATCCCGGCGGTAACGACCCATCAACGGATTTCGGCAAGTGGAAGCCCGAGGACAAGACATTCTGGTTTGAGACGAAACAGCGGACCGGCGAAATGCCGAACTTCGGCTGGGGCAAAGCGGCTGCAAAATCAAGGTCACAGTTCGCGCAGGAGTATTCGCAATGGGCGCAGAAATCCGGCTTGTCCGCCGCCGAAGCGGGGGCTGGTAAAGAGGATTTCAAGGCGGATGCCGGGTCGCTCAAGTTCGTCACTAAGCAGCTTGACGCTTCCGGAGCGTTCATCAAGACGATTGATGGTAACATTGCGCAGCTGGAAACTCACATCGGCAACATGTCCAAAACGCTCAATCTGGACCGCAATCGACTGCTCAACATGGGCGTGCGGGATTTCAACAAGAAGCTGGTCGGTACCGCGAACATCAACATCTATGACATGCTTGTGTCGGCTATCTCCACGGAGAACGCCAAGCTGCAAGCCGGTGGTGCCGGGTCGGTGGCGCAGGTAGCCGAAGGTGCGCGGACCGAGATGGCGAGGATCCATGACAACAACCTGCCGGTCAGCGAGATGATAAAGCTGATGAAGGCGACCCGCCAGGAAGGCGGCAACCGGATCAAGGCGTTGCAGGACCAGCGGTTCGAAGTGCAAAAACGGATGAAGGGTGCGCGGGCCGGGGCTGGCGGTGGCGACCCACTGGGGATCAGATAGATGCCTGTACCTGAACTGGTAAAATTCCGCGAGAAGTATCCCGACTACGGCGACATGGACGATGCCACCCTGGCGGGTAAACTCGCTGCCAAGTACCCGGATGCTTACGGCGACCTGCCCGGCAAGGTGTCGGCCACCCCTGCCGGTCCGGAGATCAGCCAAGGCGCAGCGCCCTGGAAAAAAACCGCCAGCAAGCTGTACACGCCGTTGCTTGAAGGTGCCGGCGTGGCCGGTGGGGCGATCCTCGGCTCGGGGGCCGCCCCTGTGGCTGGCACCGTGGCAGGTGCGGGCCTTGGCTACGCCATCGGCAAGCGTGGAGCCCGGCTGCTTGACGAGTCGCTGGGCCTTGGGGTGGCACCCGGTACGGCCCCCAACACGCTCGGCGGGATGACCTACGAGACAGGTAAAGACATACTTACCGGCGTAGGTATGGAGGTAGGGGGGCAGCTCGGCGGCAAGCTGATAGGCGCAGGGCTGAATAAGCTGGCCGCCGCCGGGCAGCGCGGCGTGCCGTTTTCCGACAAGCGGAACGCCTGGCGTGCCGCCCAACAGTTTTCCGAAGCGCAAGCCCCCGGCACGTCAGCCGCCGCAGAGGCGAACGCGCTCCGCCAGACTGAAACCGACGCGCTGGTGAACCGGCTCAAGCCCACCGTTACGCCCACTCCCGGTCAGGCGAGCGGCAACTACAAGTCGGCGGCCCTGGAGCAGTCCATGTCGGCCAAAGACCCGGCGTTTGCCGAGCGGCTTAAATACTCGGATGCCGAACTGAACAAAGCGGCGGTCAATAATTTGACGGGTGCGCTCGGTAAGCCCGCCGAGCTGCCGGCCGTGCAGCCCGCTGCTCTCACCGGGCAGGCGCAGGTAAAGGCTATCGAGGCCGCTAAAGCGCCCGTGCTCAGTCGTGAGGCGGAGATGTGGGCCGACGTGCCGGAATACCCGATGCCTGCTGACAACCTGCGGGACGCCGGTAAGGAACTGCTCGGCGGATCGCTGTTGAAGCAGGACAAACAGATGGTTAAAGGCATTATGGATTACGCCGCCAAGCAGCCCAAGACGGTGCAGGGCTTGCAGGACGTGGAGCGCACCATCGGCGGGCTGATCGGTGAGTCGAAGAACCCCAACACCCGCCGCCTGCTCGGTGGCCTGAAAGACGCGATTGCCCGCGACTTCGAAGCTATGGGCACCGCCGCCGAGTCGGGGGATGTGGCGCTGCACGCCGATCAGATCGTCTACCCGTCCAAGCTGAAAACCGAGCTCGCAGCCGTAGAAAAGCAGCTTGCGGCCGTCGAGTCGAAGCCCGACATTCCGGCGGTCCATGCGGCTCTCAAGGATGCCGGTGTGCATCCCGCCATGTATAAGCAGGCCGACAAGACGGATACCGGCGCGGAGGCGCGGGCTATAGCTTTATTTAAGAAGCAGTTTCCGGAGCGCGAAGTGCCGGTGCAGGGCGGTGGCGTTAAGCTGTATCGTGGGGAAGTGCCGTTTAAAGAAGGCGATCCGACGGGCAGCAGCAAAGGCATGCAGACCGGCGATTATTGGACGACGGACCGCTCAACTGCCGAATACTACATCAACAAGAGCAAAGACGGTAAAGTGCTTGAGCGTACGCTGCCAGCCGATGCGAAGATTCTCGACCTCGAATCACCGGAAGGGCAGAAAGTCTATGAAAAACTAACTGGCATAAAGTTTGATCCTTATCGGGTTGCAGAACGTGGGATTGACCAGCATTCTCTAGTACATGACAAGCCGTTGATCGACGTGCTGCGGAAAGAAGGGTACGATGCGGTGCATGGGATCGACATTGACGGGCCGGAAACGCTTATTCTGAACAAAGATAAGCTGTGGCACGGCAACGCCACATCGCAGAAGTCGCATGATCTGCTGACCAAGCGGGACGCTATTGCGGATCAGCTCGCCAACCTGCAACCAGCGGAGGATGTGGCCGCCAAGTACGCCGCCGCCAAGAAATACTCCCGCGAAGAAAAATTTGAGCGGTTCTACCGGGGCGCCGTGCAGGACGTGCTGCAATCCGGCGAGCAGGCGAGTGGTCTGCGCCTCCCCGCCGAACAGGTACCGGCAAAGTTTTTCACGCCGACGGGCAGCAAGGATCTTATTAAGGCAGTGGGCCGCGAGCAAGCCGCCGAGCAGTCCATGCCGCACGCCGTCGAGCAGCTTATCACCCGCACCGTCGATGCGAATACCGGCGTGATGAACATTCCGCGGGCCGTCGCGTGGGTGCGCCAGAACTCCGCCGCTCTGGATAACCTCGGCCTGACGCCCGCCGTCGAGCGGGTCATCAAGGGGCAGATACCACGGGCTATCGAGCGAGAGCTTGAGATTAGAGAACTGTCTAAAGCCGACGTTCTGGGTAATCCCGAAATGACGGCTATGCAAGCTGCCAAGCTGATTAAACAGTTCGGCCCGTCCATTGAAAAAATGTATGGTGCCAAAGCCATGCAGGCTCTTAAAGACTACGGGCAGATGATGGGGGTCATAGGCCGCAATAAGCATGTGTCGTATGCGGGGGGGGCCACAACGATTGAAAAGGGTTTCGGTGATCAGATTACCAACGGTGCTGAAAAACTGGCCGCTTTAGCTGCGGTCACAACCGGACACGGCTGGACGTTTTCGGCTGCCAAAAATTTCATAAAGAGCTTTATAGCGGCGGGTTTGGAGCATAATGAAAAAAAAGTGACCGCGATTTTGCAAGAGGGTCTGATGAACCCGGAAGCCGCGAAAGTGTTGATGAAGATAGCCAACGCCCGACCTGCGGATGTGTCTGCCAATGCCGCTCGCTGGTTGAAGCCGCTGCTTGTTCAGATGCAGGTATCCGTTAAAGCGGCAGGCGAAGAGCCGCAGAACGAATAATTTAATTGACAGTTGTATCAGTAGTGGTATAGTACCCCCATAGCTGCCAAATAAAAGTTGTGGGGGAGGAGCATTATGAAAAGAGAGCCTTTTAAAATTGAGTACAATCCCGGTCCGGTCACTATGAGCTTTTTGGAGGATAAAACCAGCCGGGCGATACTGCTATCCGGGTGTATTGGAGCAGGAGCAACTGTAGCGGCTCTGTTTAAGATGATAATGCTGCAATCGAAGTGGGTCGAAGCTGATGAGAATCGTATTCGCAAGTCTCGATTCTTGATTGTGACGCAGGGTGAAGTGGCGAGAACGCTTGACATGTGGTTTCCCCCTAGTGAGTTTGGGGGCGGGATAGATGTCGAAAATAAGACCTTTAAATACGAAATAACAGATCGTCAGATTGAAGTTGTCTTTTGTACGCCCGAAGAAATTGATGATCGTATTGAGTTGACAGGCGCGATCATAGACGCTGCTGAAAATGTTGAACCGGGGGTTTTAGTAACGCTACTCGGTCGGCTGCGCTTTCCTTCCAGAAATGAGAGTGGGGGTAAAAATCCGTTTACGCACACTCCGCAGGTTGTGGTTATTACATATCCGCAGACCCAAGAACACTGGGCATACCAAAAATTTATCAAGGAGCCACTTCGCGGGTACAGCGTGTACCATCTAGGGGTAAAGGAAAATGAGCATAATCTTCCAGATGATTATTATGACAATCTGAGGTTGGATTTAGATGCTAAAGCTGCCCGTCGATTGGTAGACGGCGAATGGGAGCCCACCGAATGACCCTCCACCTGCTACCCGCCATCCGCCTGCGCGGCAGACTGCACCCCGGCAAGCCCGACGACACGCACGTTATTTTGAGTGGCGGGCACCATGACAAAGTGTACAGAGCCAAACCACATCAAGTTGACGGGAGTAATCTTCATGATGTGCTTCGATAGCAAATTCAGTAGTGCCGCATTGGGAACAGAAAGAAGGACGTACGAGTTCTCCGCGCTGGATGGCCAATCGAACCTGTTTTTGTGCTTTATAGGCGTCGCTTTTGTTGTACTCAGCCTTTTTTGCAAGCACTTTTTCTCTATTCTCTGCGTAAAACTTACGAGCGTGTGCTCGGTTTTTTTCACGAAATTCAACATCAGTCCGCATTCGGATAGCTTTTCGTTTTCGTCCGAGCTCATTAGCGTGTTCAGGGTCGTTTTCACGACGTTTTTTTGCTCGCAGTATATACAGCTCTTTGTTTTTCTCATAGTGAGCCTTTGCATTTGCTTTAGCTGCTGCGGGATCTTTGTACGCCATGGTGTACCTCCTTTTTCGAGTTATACGCAGTTTTGATTCTTAAGTCAAGATGTTTAGGGGGGCGTTTTTGTGGATCAGCTTTTACCAGCCATAAAACAAAGAGGCCGGATTTTTGTGGGAAAACCGGATGATTCACATGTTACACTTCAAGAGCGGAGTGGCCTCACCCCCGATAAAAATGGGGGGCTGGGATTCGTACCGAGCGTTAATCAAAGGATGTGGCTATCCCGTAAACAAGCCGTACAATGGCTCTCTCAGCGGGAACCCGATATTTACACCAAAATACAAGGCAAAGTGCCACCCGAAGGCTTGCACAGTCACATCTACGCCGCCGCTCGGGGCATCGTGCAGCGGCTCACCAAGGCCGAGCGGTCCGCACCGCCACCAGTCAAGGAGGTACCGCAGGATGATCCACAACCGGGAAAAGCCGCCCAAGTAGTTGACCTTTCCGACAAAACGTTGGTCATGGTCGATCATGGCATTTCTATCCATCTGGCGGAGAAATTGGCCGAAAGCTACGGCAAAGTAATTCTTTACATCCCCAATGTAGAAGCCTATCCATGCCCGGATCGCGATGTGATCGGCACAGGGCTTAAAGATGTCGAGCGGGTGTATGATCTGGTGCCGGTTCTGGAAGAGCACAGTGGATGCAAGCCTGACGTGGTGTTTTTCTTTCCCGATATTGGGTTTGCGGGGGAACAGCGGCGGTTGAAAGCCGACGGCTGGGCGGTCTGCGGCTCGGGGGATAGTGACAGACTGGAACTCGACAAGTGGTTTTTTCAGCAACAGCTTGAAAAAGTGGGACTGCCAACCGCTCATACCGAGAAATTGAAGGGTATCACCGCCCTGTGTGACTACCTGAAGGGCCGCAAAGAGGGTGGCTGTTTCATCAAGGTTTCGCATCACCGCGGCCTGATGGAGACAAAGCGGTGGCTGGGAAAATTTCTGTCATCCGTCTGGCTGAAGGATCTGGAAACTCGGCTCGGGCATCATGCCGAATCGCAGGTATTTCTTGTCCAAGACAAGATCGATTCGGTCGGTGAAATCGGGGTGGACACATTTAACTTGAACGGCCAGATACCGGAAAATTCATTGTGTGGGCTGGAGGCAAAGGATGCCGGGTACTTCTGCAAGGTGTTCAAGGAGCAGCCTGAAATCCTCAAAGCCGTCAATGATGCCATGGCGCCGGTCTTTGAAAAACTCGGAATGAACGGGCAGTACTCCACGGAGGTCCGGATTGATGAGAAGCAGAGGGGTTACTACATCGACGGCACGATGCGCATGCCGAGCCCGCCGGGTGAGCTGATGCCTGAGATGTACAAAGAGCATTGCTACGCCCGCGCCATTTGGAGCCTGGCGCACGGTGAACTGCCGGTTTTGGAGCCTGCTTATCAGTATGGGGCGGAGGTTATCCTCACCAGTTCGTGGCTTGAGGATGGTCATTGGCTGCCGATCGAGTTTCCACCCGAAGCTCTGCGGTTTGTCAGATTAAAAAACTATTGCATTATCGGTGGAAAGTATTACATTGTGCCTAATAATAACGGTTCGTTTTTGGGCGGTGCAATCGGCATGGGTAATACTCCTGAAGAAGCCTGTAAAATGGCATTGAAATACGCAGAATCGGTGCATGGTGAGGATGTGAAGTATGAGTCCGACGTGTTGGAACGAGCGCAGAAAGGCATTGAAAAAATGAAGTCCGTGGGGATCGAGTTCTGATGCGTGACATCAATATAAAATTTATTCCCCAGGAAGAACAGCGGATCGCCGGGCAGATAGGTGATTACTGGGAAACTTCTACCAGTATTGAGTTTCGGATAACTAGACTCGACAACCCAGCGCACTCCATGGCTGTACTTCTGCATGAATTGCATGAAAAATTTCGGAATGATCAGCTCGGCGTGCCGGATGCCGACGTTGATGAGTTTGACATCACCCACCCAGAACTTGACGATCCCGGTTTGTCCTCCGCAGCCCCCTACCATAAAGCACACATGGAGGCGGATGCACTTGAACGGCTGTTTATTATCCTGACCGGCAACGAGTGGAACGAATACGAGAATGCAGTCAACGCACTGTTTGGAGCCACACCATGCCAATAGCCTCACTCTCACCCATGCCGAAATTCCGTGAGTTTACCGACGCGGGTATCCCGCTTGACGGCGGTAAGTTGTACACTGCTCAGCCCGGCACGGTGGCGGGGCCGCTGCAACCCTATCCGAAAGTAACCTATCAAGACGGAGTAGCTTCAGCGCAGAATACCAACCCGGTAATTCTCGACTCGACGGGGCGCGCCAATGTGTGGTTATCCGGTAATTACAGCATGGCACTCTACACGTCCGCCGGTGTGCTGATTTGGTCGCAGGATAACGTGTCGGGCGCTGGCTCGGGCAGTGCGGGTGACCTGGCTGGTACGGTGCTTATCTTCGGGGATGCCACGCTGGCAACGTATAATGCCAATATTTTGTCGGCGGATGATCCGGATGCGCCGGAAGTTTATGAGATCAGTAAGCTGGACGCTTCGGCCAACCCAGTTAGGATTACTCCTGTTACTGGTACGGTACTCGGTCGGGCGTACATCGATTTGACAGTGCGCGGTAGTGCAATCCGGCTTAAAAAATACGCAGCTGCCAATGACTGGATGACGACGAACGGGCTGCCCGCCGTGGAGGATACCGACCTCACCAACGGGACGGCGACTTTGACCGTGGCTGATGTTATAACAAAAGACCCGTGGGCGGATGTGCGGGCTTATGGCGGTAGCATCAAGGCCGCTTTTGCCGCAAGCTCAAACGTCCTTCTTCCCGAAGGCGATTTCATCATAGACAATGACCCTATCTATCTTGACAGCACGGCAACCAATAAGACCTACATTCTCAGAGGTTCCGGCAAGGGTACGCGCATTCTCCTGAACAACTTTTCAGCCGGTTACGCCTTCTATGTCAATGAGACTTCGGGTGGGGCAATATCAAAGGCATACGCGCCGCATCCCCGCTTTATCGTGGAAAATTTAACCATTGACGGCTCCGGTTCAAGTGATGTGTCTTTTGCCAAAGTGAATCAGACCGGGATGATCGTTGAAAAGGTCCTGTTCAATTCCGTCACTTTCGGGGTGAGGGCTTACGACTATTGCGACCAGATGCAATTCTCAGAAGTCTATTGGACTACTCCGAAGGCGGGAGGATGGCTTTTCGAGAACACGCAAAAGGGCGACTCTCTTCTGTTCTCTCAGGTATTCGCCACCGATACCGATGTGCTAAAACTGAACAGCACTCAGGGCGCGGTGATTCAAGCCTGTAACGGCGGGCATTATGAGATAAACGGTTCGCAGGTTTCCGTCTCTGGTGGGCATTATGAGTTCATGGATACCAACCACGTTTTCACTATCCGCAATTCCGTGGTGGACATGTCAAATAACTTCTTCCGCCAGGATAACGGGACTTACTACCCGATTTACCTTGATGATGCCACAACTTCACCATTGCAGCGCAGCGCCTTAACGCTCAACAACAACCGCTTCACCACCTACTGGAACGACCCGACTCCGGGGCAACATGCCATAATGATTCACAGCATGTCTCAGGCCTCGGAGATAACACTGAATGGCAATACGGGCGGCATGTTGCGCTCTGGCTATCCTTCGACCACTCTCTACAGTAACCTTGAATCAGGGATCGGGATTGCCAGCAACGTAGCCGGCGGGACTCCCTCAATAGGGACCGCCATTGACAACGTGATGAACGAGCTTTCCGGCAATATGCGGATTTTCTACCGTGAGGGTGGATGGCGAGTATTGCCGGTAGGCAGCGACATTATCAGTCACGCCGCTTTGTCAGCCGCCAGTATAACGAGCGGGGCGGACAGCACGGAGATAACCGCTGTTTCATCATTGGCAACACAAAACTACCTGTACCGGGTAACGACCTTCGGGAGCTTCTATCGGCAAACTGCTGCGTCGGCTCCTACAACCGTAGCAGTAACCGCTACGCATACGGCAAAACTCGTAGTTGCCAGCACACCCTATACCAGACTGCGAATCCAACGTAGCGATGATGGCGGAGCAACGTACCCCTATCGTGCAGAAATCCCCGTGGTGAGCACAGAAACAACCCTGTATGATATAGGTAACAGAATCAACAATGTGCTTTGGATAGACGATGGCGGAGCTCCTTTAGCTTTTGCATCGGGCAGTACAGCCCTTCCCGGCTATACCGTCTCCAATGACTCCATAGCGAACAGCGTATTTTTCGCAGCCGCTATGCCTACATACGGAACGTGGTCAGCAGGGCAGATTGTTTTCAATACATCATCGTCTACACTTTCGGGCTTGACCGGCTGGAAACGACTGACGACAGGCAATAACAACGTGCTCAACACTGACTGGGCGACGATAGGAACGGTCAACGGCAGTGCACCGTCCATAGCCGATGGCGGGACGATAGCGCACGGCATGGGGTACGATCCTGGATATACTTCCGTAACCGGGACCGTGGCAGGGGAAATTGCCACCGTGACGGCGCATAGCTCTATGACAATTACGGTTGCCATCAAGAAGCACGATGGCACGGCCGGAACGACACAGACAATCAACTGGTCAGCTAGATAGCCCTTCTGGAGCCACGCCATGCCTCTGACAACCCTCGCACCTGCTCCGTTTTTCCGCGAATTTACCAATGCCGGCGTGCCGCTGGTGGGTGGCAAGCTGTACACCGCTCAGCCCGGCACGACGGCTGGGCCTGATCAGTCCTATCCCAAGAACACATATACCGACAGCGGAAGCGCCATTCTGAACGACAACCCGGTAGTCCTCGACTCGGCGGGCCGTGCGGGGGTGTGGCTGCTTGGTGTGTACAGCATGGCGCTTTACGATGCCAACGATGTGCTGATCTGGTCGAACGATAATGTATACTCCAACGTGTCGAGCGGCGGGGCGGGTGCCGCCGCATCGACGGCATTCGTGTTCGGTGATGCCACCAGCGCTGCGTACAATGCCAATATTCTGTCCGCCAATGACCCATCAGCGCCGGATGTCTACGAAATCAGCAAGCTGGATGCTTCGGCCAATCCGGTGACCATCGCTCCGGCGACTGGTACGGTCCTCGGGGCGGCGAGTTTCGACCTGACGAGCCAGGGTGAGCACATCCGCCTGGTAAAATACGCAGCGACCAACGACTGGATGAGGGGGTAATACTATGATGTCAAGACCGCCGAAGAAGATGGGAAACATGAGTACCAGCAAGCCGCCGGTCAAGAAACCACCGGTTAAAAAGTCGGGCAAGAAATGATGCCCGCTCCGGAGTCCGTCTATACTGTGCATCCGGATGTCGTATCGCAGGCCATCAAAATATTGGCAGGAGCGGTACTTCTGCTCGGCAGTTCGCTGGTCGGCACTTTGCTCTATATCTGGCACAAGTCGGATGGCCGGATCAGCAAAGTTGAGTCCAAGATTGATCGCATAGCGACCAGTATGGAGAGCCTTGACAAGACCCTCACTGTGAAAATCACGGCGGTCGAGGGTCAAGTCAAGGCCATCCAGGAAGTTTGCAAAGAGCGGGCTGCGAGTTGTCCGGGTGGGCATCATCACAACCGCATAACCGACACGAGGGCATAATGCGCCCCTTGGTATCTTGGCTCCGGCCCGACGGTCCTCAGCGGGGGGCGGACCGGCGGGCAGCCCCGCCGACGGCCCGGCCAACGGCACCACCGCCAATAGGCCAACTCTCGATGCTGATGATGCCGGGTTTATCTACTCCGATGCCAACTGGTTGCAGTCGATAGAATGGGTTGGTACGGCATGGCGGCCAATAGCTGGCAGAGTCGGTAATGTGACAATCGGGGATGGTGCGACAATCACTCACGGTCTCGGAATCACCCCTTCCTTCGTCTCTTTGACCGGCTCTCTCGCAGATGAAAATGTAACGGTCACTTCGGTAAGCTCGACCACGATAACCGTTGCAATCAAGAAGCTGGACGGCGGTGGAGCCGGAACATCACAGGTGGTCTATTGGTCAGCTAGATAACCTCCCCCGGAGGTAACATGGCAATCCGAATAACGTACAGGATATTGATCGACAGAAAGAGCGACGAAGATCCCGGCACGATAATCGAGTGTTGCCCCAGTAGGCTCAAGTACATGCAAGACCGCCATTCGGTTACGGAACTCGGCACTATCGAAATGAATGAGAGCTATTCCGATCTTCGCCAATGCCGTAGGTGCGGGATGCTGCCATGCTTGTACCTGTAAGGAGGATTAAGTGATTAAGCGAATACTGTTAATAACCGTTCTGATGGCCGGCAACGCTCACGCCTTCGATTTCGGCTTCGGCTTCAACTTCGGACAAAAGTCGAGCGTGTCATGGGTAGATCTGCAATCTGGCATGTCTCTTACGCCGTCATCCCATGACTACGGATCTCACGACACCGGGACGAATACGGACTACACCTTCACATTGAGCAATCCCGGCAATGACTTACTGGAAGCCGTAACGCTAACGGTGGCGGGTACAGGGTTCAGCAAGTTATCCACTACCTGCGGGACCGAGCCTTTCGACTTGGCATCATTGGCGACTTGCACGGTAACAGTGCGATTCACGCCGGGGTCTGCCGGAGCGAAGTCGGGAACGCTGACCGCCTCCGCGCCGAACCTGTCTAATGTTGTAGTGACTCTGGCAGGTAGCGGTGCGGCTGACGTGATAGCGCCCACTCTTTCCAGCGCAACCGTGGCTACAAACGGAACTACCCTTACATTGGCTTTCAGCGAAAACGTCACACAAGGGGCCGGGTACAATAACACGAACTGGGGTGTGGATTGCCCGTCAGCGACGAATATCCCGGTCACTTATGTCTCCGGGAATGACACAAACTCACATGTCTACTCTCTAGGTGGAACCGTCCTGGCGAGCGATTCAACGAGTTGTAACATCGACTTCAACGGAGCCTCTAACTCGATGGAGGATGCGGCTGGAAACGACCTAGCAGCAATTACCAGCGCGGCAGTAACGAATAACAGTACCGCAACTGCTTACATCACCTACAAATCAAACAATTTCGCGTGTGGCGATAACGCTACAGTGAATACCTGTGGTGCTCCCGATACTTTCAACACTGAGACGGACGGTGGTAGTATAGGTTCTATTGTGTCGGGTCAGTATGTTATTGCGATGGTAGCGCAAACAACCAGTTCTTACGTAACATGGTCGGGTCTAACTCCGCATGGAGATATTCAGTTACAGTTCGATGTAAAGCCATCTGCAGTCACCGGACTTGGTAACAACGGGTTCACTACGGTCGGTTCATTCAGAGCTTCATCTACAACCATAATTGCTGTTGACCTCAAGAATAACGGTACAAACCTATCTCAAGTCAGGGTAGCATACACTAATGGCTCAAACACCTATACAACTGCCAGTACGACAACATACGCATTTGTGGCCGGGACAACCTATACTTTCAAACTCCAAGGTAAGGCCAGTAGTGATACTTCAACAAACAATGGGGAATATAGGCTACTCATCAACGATGCTGAAGTTATTCCGCTTACAAACTATATAACAATGGATAGAACTGGAACAATTGCTTCGGTTGGCAACTTCTCGTCTAACGTAGCAACTACGCAAACGTTGACTTTTGATAACGTCATCTTGGGGTACAAATAATGAGAAAACTATTTATTCTATTATTGCTGTGCCTGATGCCAATGACTTCTAATGCTGGAATTAACAGAGGTATAACATCTCACTACGGTAGACAAATTACCACCGCGCAATTCCAGTGGATGAAAGACCGCTTCGGCATTATCAATTCAGATATGACTTGGACGACTACTGCTGACATGGCGGGGTTCCCCGGTCTTATCTGGTCAGAGTACATTGACGCTAAAGGTCTGGCGATGGTGTCGGAGTACGCGCCTTTATCTGACTTCGCCCAACTGAAAGGCATTTCGGCGGAGGCTATGCTGGCGCACTCAAAGATAGATTTTACCTACACAAGAGGCCAAGCATGGGGCGGGATGGATAAATTCGATGCCTTTGAAATTTCCGGGGGAACTCAGGTCAAAGGTATTATGCTTGAATCGGCGGGAGTCTATACGGACAAGACGGCAACGGCTTACGCCGGGTCATCACCTTGGACAACAATAGACAAGAACCTCTACATAGGGAGTGAACTGCCTTTCGACTTCGCCACCTTTGACGTGAGAACGGCGGCGACTTCCCTTGTCGGAACGTGGCAGTATTGGAATGGCTCGACATGGGCAACTTTAACGGTCACTGACGGAACGAGCGGCATGACCGTTGACGGGACGATCTCATTCACCCCTCCTTCAAATTGGGCGCGTACGATTGTCAACGGTTCTCGGAACAAATATTTCATCAAGTTTGCTTTCACCTCGGCAACTTCCGCGCCGGTAATCAACACGATAAAAGGCGATCCCTGGTACAAGGACGGGATAAATTCTCATTGTAGGGGATGGGATGCAACGGACTCAAACCGTATCAACGTAGGGACAGAAGTAGAATATAACCCAACTCCGCCAGCGGGTGCCACCGCCAAATTCAGGCATCAGGCGCGGCTGAGTTTTTGGGCTTCCAATCATCACTATTTCAACATAACGAATCAGCAGACGATCGACGGTACGACTAAGTTATCAGTCGCGGCGTTTCTGGCTTATAAAATCAAGATTCTTCACGATGCTGTCGCATTCAACACAATCAAACTTGACGATGCAGTTATTACCATGTCTCTATCCGACCCAGGCATTGTACCATCTGATACGGATTACGGAATCAGTACTGCCGCAGAGCTTATAACCGCATCATATAATCAGTATGCAGCCGTCAACGAGTACATTCACACTCTGATTCCCGGCTTGCTTGTTGGGGGTAATCCTTACATTGCCGATGCTACAACAATGACCACTGTTCATTTCGTAAAAGCTGGGGATTACACGGTCAACGAGGGATTGAACGATGCCCGGAATACTGGTGGGACAAATCCGATGCTTGCCACTCCCGACCCGCGAGGCTGGTTGACCTATGACGATTTCCTTACTCTCAATGATGCTGGTCATCCGTGGTACGAAATCATCATCTACACGGATAACAGCGCAACGACCTACTCACCAAGCTCCGTTGGAGGCCCATGGGCGTGGGATAGGGCAAATAGGGGGCCGATAGCCGCTCTATCGAAACATCTAATAGGCCAAAATCCGGGAGTGTATTTCAACTATCATGCTGCCGGTTCTGGCTACTATGACGTGATTGACGAAGTATACCTAAAGGACAGCAGCGTAAGGCACTTATCGGTAGACGCTGCACCAACCATCGACCTTGTAGACCATTGGGGGGCGTACTTCCCGGCGATGGACGCTAATATCGGGATACCGGATGCTGCGGGATATAACGGCGGCGCCAGAGACACTGCTTGGATTCTCGGCACGACCGCGACACTGAACAATGCCGGTTCGGGAACCTCTCACAACCTCTGGCGGCGAGACTACACTAATGCCATTGTTCTCCATAGATCGAACGGAACAGCGGGGATGGGCGGGGCCGATTATGCCACCTATTCCCTCCCGATAGACTTGGGCGGTACTTATTACCCGTTGAAAGCTGATGGCACGACCGGCGATGCAATAACCAGTATTCAACTTCGGAGATCGGAGGGTGCGATACTGATGAAGGCTCCCGCCGGAGGTCCAGCGGATACGGTACCGCCGGTTACTGAAATCGACAAGCTCCCAGGTAGGTATCAGGCAACGCAACTTGTTACAGCTTCTAACGGGGAAGGCGCAACGATAAAATACTGCCTTACTCTTAATGCCTCATGTACTCCTAGTGTAACTTATTCTTCTCCTTTTAAAATAGGGAGAAACACACGACAGGAAACTGTGTGCATGGCCTCGACTGATGCTGCAGAAAATGCTGAGACACCGCATTGCTATAAAATTATTAAGCAAAGGAGGCGGTAGATGCAGAAGGAAATTGACAACCTGAGATTATTACTTGCACAGCATGACGCCCATTGGCAGGCTATCGGTGCAGCCCTCGGTGTAACTTGCGGCGGGGTAGATGTGCCGGTTGACACTCCGGGCGGTAATGCGGCGGTGATTATTGCGGCAACGAGGGGGAAACAATGAAGACACTGAACGAGCTTTTCGTGCGACTGATTTCCCTGAACGAGCTTGATGGCAACGAATCATTCATCTACCGATTCAGCGACCCGGACGGTGTGCGCTCCGGTAAGTCGGGTTGGTCTTTCGGCCTCTGTCAATTCGATACCCAGAACAATGACCGCGCCCTGGATTGCCTGAAGGAGTGCGGATTTACCGAAGCGGAGATTGACGGCATCGTTCATCAGACGGTTGACGTAAAGCCTCTGGCCGCGAAGTTGGTTGCTCATCCTGACGTGCTGGCGAAATACGACACGGCACAGTTGAAACATTGCCTTGACCGGGGGCTGGATGCCTGCCTATCTCACGGCGTACCGATGGACGATACCGGGGTGATTCTGGCTTGCGCCGATTACGTCAATCAGTACGGGTCATGCGGCGAAGGCATGATGAAGTGGCTTGACGACCTCAACCGGCCCTTCACGTCAAAGGACGTTCTCCGGTGGAAATTGGAAAACACGAAGTACGGGCGGAAGCATAGCGCGGATTGCCAGCGCAGATACGACAATTTGATTAAGGTATTGAAGGAGGAAACGGTATGAGCATAATCAACTTTTTCAGGAGCGATAAACCGGAATCTCCCACTGACTTAGTATTCGTCTATCTGGGATTGATTGCCGGTGGGTTGTGGGTCTACTGCAACATCATACAAAAAGAAATTATCGCACTTGCTGTAATGGCGGGACTGCTTACCGCTTTAAAAGCCGTTAAGATTGGCTCTGACTTCCAGAAGAAACGGAAAGCCAACTGCATCGAATCCTGTGACGACACGAAAGGAGTGCCCGATGTTCCCGCAAATCAGCAACCGCAGTAAAATAGTCGCCGGGATAGTCGCCGCGCTGATCCTCGTCGGCGTTGGCTTCGGCTATTGGGCTTTCTCCCCCGCGCCTCCGGTTCAACAGACCTACGCGCCGGCGGTCGTGCAGTCCGACGGTTCCATTGTAGCCGAGAAAAAACCCGATCCCGATGCCAAACCGGCGGCCATGACCCCACCTGGCAGCAAGCATACCCGCACGATCTCGGTAACGGCGCGAGTTAAGCTGCCAACCATCGACATCGGCGGGAGTGTGACAATTCAGGATAAAGTAGAGCAGGTGGTTCGGATGGCCGAAAAGTCGGCACCGCCGGAGATGCTTGATCAAGCGAAGGCCGAACTGGTTGCGGCCTGCGCGCAGCAGGAGTGCCCACCTGTCACAGTAAATATTGATCTGGTGACAGAAAAAGACGGCCAACAGAGGGCGGTTGTTTCCAGCCCGAATGGCAAAATCCTGGCGGCTCTCGATGTGCCCCGTGAAAACGCAGCCACGCCGCCAACCCCCAAACTGTGGGCCGTCGGCGCGCTTTATAATCCAGTCCGCCAGACCGCCGGTGTGGCGGTTGAGCGGGACATCGGCCCGTTCCGTATCGGCGCTGATCTGATGCAGCGGGGTATGGGAAGGTTCCCGACTGAGCCGACGATCCGGGCGCTCTGGCGGTTTTAATCCTTCCGATACCGTCGTCCTCGCCAGCCACCTGCCGCTTTAACCGGCCAACCGGCGGCCCAGGCGGGCATTTGTGACATTATCTGTTCGAACTCTTCTACCGACCCCCAGCCGTGCCGCACCTCCGACACTATCTCATCGTGAACATGCAGCACGATGGGGTACCCAGCCCGGCTGACCGCTAGCATGCTGTTCATTAAGATGTCACGGGCTATCGCTTGATCCAGATTTTCACAGAGCTTGCCGCCGTGGGTTGCCAGTCGCATCCAACCTACCGGCCCGTTAAGGTAATTACTGTTCCAACCCATATAGGTGAGCTGCATGGTGGGCTTGCCGCTATACGTTACGCTCGGTTCAAGCCGTGGCGTGTGGTACGTCAGGTTACGGCCCGACGGCAAACAACAGTACAGAATGTCGTCCTTCACGCCATAGGTAATTGCGGGGGGCTGCCCGTGTTTAGTGGCTTGCCCTTGGTATGAGTAGCAACGGCCGGGGTACCGAACGGCCATGTGAGCTGCATCCTGAACCCCGTACCAAAATTTAACGATCTGCGGACTGGCCCGCCGCCATGCTTTTACATTTTCCAGTATTTCGTCATCAGTCATAAACTCATCGGCACCAAAGGCTTTCCATGCCCCAACAGCTCCTTGGTACCCGCTGGCAAGCTCCGCCACTTTGCCAACCTTTTTCCGCATAGGATGATGCTGACCAGTTTCCTGCTTATAGCGCATAAATTCTTCAAAAGGGATGCCCGTTATTGTGGCTGCCGATGCCTCATATATCTTGCCATGCGTCCTGAAAACTTCTTGCCGCCACTCTTCCCCCGCCAGCTCGGCAAGCACGACAGCTTCTATCGCGCTGAAATCCGAACAAATCAGGTCGCAACCCGGCGCAGCGGCGAACAGTCCACGCAGGCAGTCCGATACAGCTTGTACCGGGTCGCCGTACCGCGATTCGACAGCCGCCAGGTCGCGGCTCGCTATGATGGCCAGTATTTTGATAACTTCTTCCCACGGCTTGCCCCCTGGAAAATTCTGAGGTTGCGGCCCTTTTCCTGATGCACGGCCAGTTCTATCAGCGCCACAGTATGAGAACAAATCCCGCAGCCTGCCATCCGCAGACAGCCGACGCTCGATGGCGAACAGCTTTTTGACTGCCGCCGCGCCGAGCATGCTGCGGATCTCCAGCACTCGACGGCAATTCTCAGGGAGCAACCAATTATCCGTCCCGTTCAACAACTCTTCCACTGCGTCTGCATCTAAACTGCGCGTGTGGCAACCGTTTGCCCCCAGCCAGCCGGTTATCTTAGCGAGCTCTCCGGCGGTCTGCACGGTGTCGTGGGTGATGGTGCGCAGCTCGGCGGTGTATTTGGCCTCGGCCTGACGGATGATAGATATGCAGTCCGCCAGAGCAGCCTGGTCGATGTGTACACCTCGGAAGTTAATAGACTGATCGAGCAGCCACACGTCGGTTTCATAGGCCGACAGGTCAGGGCACAATTCGCTGACCGCCGCTTCGGCTTTGATATCCTGTACGTTGTAGGCGTACAGCTGCGTGAGGGCCGCCGGATCGACGCACCGCCCGCCCGGCCGCTTGGCAGTCGGCTGCTGTGGGACCGACAGCTTGCGGAGCAGTGCCTTGCCAGCGACGTCTTTCTGCTCGACGGCCTGGAGGACTTCGGCCGCTTTCTCCAGCTTGCCGGGCAGCGAGTGGGCGCGGGACTTCGCCATGGCATCCCGTAGCTGCCAGTACGGCAGGTCCGGCCAGCCCATCCGCCGGTGTGCCACATTGAGCCAGATGTAGTACTCAAATGCGGAGTTCCAGGCTTCAAGCAGCCCACCCGATAGGATATGCTGGAACAGATCGACGGGCGGCGGACAGTCGGGTGTCCACAGTTGGGGGCCAGCGCCGGTTTTCAGGTCGTAAGCCAGGGACAGGATCAGGGTTGACGGATGCTCGGAATAGACTGGCGCACCGACGGCCCCCAGGCCGGGGTCCGTCTTGGTGACACCGTGCCACCGACCATCGGCGGACTGGTAGTACCCAGCTTCAGAATACGTTTCGAAGTCCAGCGTGGGAAGCACTGTGCTGTATGACGGCCCGGCGGGCAGGCGTGTGTAGGCCGAGTGGGTCACAGGGGCGCACCGAGCAGAGCGACCTGACGTGCGATCTGCACAGCCGGCCATTCCAAAACCACCCCCACTACTGCCAAAGTGGCTGTTACGTCCACCCCCATGCCTTCAGGACACCACGTAGCCGTATAGCCGGGAAATGCAGGCAACACGGCATTGATTAAATCGTTTAGCTGCTTACGAGCCGTACCCTGCCAGTAGAGAACGCAGGTGAGTTGTGCGTAGCTCCAACTAGGGTGTAATGCTCGCATTTTAACGGTATGCGCGCCGAGGTCAAAAGAATTAATTATGACGTAGACAGGCTGAAATAAGTCGTATGCGCGGTCAAACATCGGTGCTTTCGGAGGGCAGCGGTTACACTTACCGACATTAGGGCAGCCCTTCGGATGCCGGTCGTAGGGTTTAGGACACAGCCCGCGGACCGCCGGATTGATAACTGGTTGGACCTGTAGAAAGATGGGGGCTAGCACAGGGGCGCACCGGTGTATTGAAAAGTCTCATTTATCCAGGCATGCCTTTTTAAATGCCACAGGGGCAGTGGGATAAGCCAGCGGAGATTTGGAATTATCCCATCATTACCCGCCAGCACTTCAAGCTGCCCGAGCCGAACAAAAATAACTTTCTCATCAGTCGGGGGTTGGTAACCAGTAATATCCGTGCTGATGCAATAGCAGGTAACTCGCGCTTCAGGAAACTGCATCAGGCCGAACTCTTCCCAGCCTTCGCGCAGCAGGCCCGTCTCTTCGAAAAACTCCCGAACCATAGCGTCGGCTGGTACTTCGTCCTGTTCAATGCGACCACCAATCCCGTTCAGCTTACCGGCCTGCCAAGCCGGATGCGTCTTTGCGATGAGCAGCAAGCCACTTAAATCTTCATTAAATGCAAACCCCAAACTATAATTTTTCATCTCCCCCTCCTCGTAACGTCGTGTATCATCGCCGCAAACGCACTCAAGTCAGCCGCCTCGCTGGCGGTTATGCGGCATGCTGTTACCTTCCCACGCCCAAACTGCGGCCTTCAATTCGACCAGTTCGCGGTCCGCCAGTCTGCACAGGTCGTACGGGTCTATGTGCCGCCAGCCACCCTTCGTTTTGTTCTTCGGCAGATTGAGCACCCGCCAGAGAGCGACGGCGTGGCGGATTACCAGCAGCAGGCGAGCGAGCCAATTACGCATGTGTCAGTCTCCCTTCGCAGCTAAACAGGCCGCCGTTGTGCGGGACTGTTCGATGTCGGCCTGGATGTCCGCCAGTTTGTCGATGACGGATTGAAGAACCTCCGCATCCGCTTCATTCAACCGATCATCCTCATCGGTCGAATCCAGCAGCTCTTGCAGCCTGTCGATCTCAGCGCCCAAGGGCTGAGCATCCGGAAATTGTTCCAATACGCTCTGCGCCAGCGTCTCTCCACCTTCCAAAGCGTCATCCAGCAACTCGATCACTGCCGCTTCAAAGTCGATCTCATGGCAGTGTTGCATGTTCCAGCCCTGCGCTATGCCGTCCCGCAGGCGTTGCAGATCATCGGTATTCAGTGGCATTAGGACCCCCGCATAGAGAGTATCATTTCGTTGATGTTGTCTGGGATGATTGCCGGGGGATTCTCCACCTTCGCCGGAGCGAGGTTCTTGTAGTAAGGCAGACCTTCCGGCCATGCGTCCTGAAGTTTTTTGACGGTGGTAATTTGCCGTAGAAACTTGGCAAGCTCGGTTTTGAAGGTGTGTTTATCGTTGTCGAGTTTCGTGGAATCAGCGACAAGTTTTTTAACCCGCGCAATGGTCTTGCTGCCTTCTGCAAGCTGCCAACAAGGGCGCTTCCACTCGTTGTCATGAGCGGCAATCCGCTTGCTGCTGGTCAAATTCACCTGTATCTTGCTCTCATTTTTGCCGGGGCACAAGATGAACATTGTACTTGTCTGCTGGAAAAATTCAGGCGGCAGAGCTTCCATTTTCACCTGGATAGAGAGCGGGTAAAGGTTCTCATAGGCAAGGAAGGCAAGAGCGTTGCTTTCCTTTGCAAGAGTGGCTTTCCGCGCTTTGAATACGTCATCCTGCGCCAATGCTATAATTAGATCACGATGGTCATTTGTGAGCTTCATTTACGGCCTCCTATACATAATTGCTATCCGCACCCGCCGCACAGCCGTCAATCCGTCGCGCAGCACCGGCTCCAAATAAAGCGGTGCATCCGCCCCGGCGACGGCGAGGTGGATTGCCGGATCTTTCGGGTCCATCAGTTTGCTGCACACGGTCAGCGCCTTCGCCAGATACGCCACGCTGATGTAAAGGCGGCCCGCCGTGCCGCCGTCCCGTTGCAGGATAGAGTCGTAGTCTGGTAGTTCGGCGGCAGTCTCAGGGGCCGGGTAGAGTGCGTTTGATCCCCCAGCGATAAACATAATTTCAGTGCCAAGCAGCCAGATCGATAACTGTCCGCTAGCCGCACCGAGTATCCTTATGAGTTGCTGCGCATACTCAACGTACAGCACAAACCGCGTACCGGCAGGCTGCCCATGCGCACACCGCAGCTCGATAGCCGCCAGCCGGTGCCCGTTCGTGCCGATCAGCCTGAGTGTGTCGTCGGCCTGGAAGTCGAATACCACGTTGTTCAGCCGGGGGTCCGACTGGCTGCCGGCATGGCTGACTACCAGTGCCAGCGCAGCGGTAAATTCGTTTACGGGTATCATTCCTCACCCTCCGGTATGGCTGACAGCAGACCCATGGTAACTACTCCCACCGCCCCGCCCGCTAGGAAACAGATTAAATATAGCCACATTGTCGGCCCTCCTGCCCGGCGGGTATGTGGCCCGCCGGGCTGTCTGACTGCGTTTTACTTTAAAGCGGAGGCCGGATTCGATTCCGGCTCGGACTTACGTGCATGTCGGTTCGGTCTATGTGCGGCTTTACCCGTTCATGAGCCTATGCCCTCTGTCAACGCCGTTTCAGTTTGCCTCTACTGGTCGATTACTAAGGCCACCCCTAGCATCATTCTCCGTCTACCCACAAACCGATTGCATGTCCAACCCACGCTGCTCCGCTATACCTTTACAGCATGAGCCCGTTGGCCCGCAGCTGCTCGTCACTCCACCCGGCCTGCCGGTACTGGTCGTAGGTGTACTGCGCGGCGGCGGTCATCTGGTGCGCCAGCGCAGAAGCGGGCGGCGGTGTGGGCGGAGCGACAGGAGGTGGTGCCATGCCCGGCTGCCCGCCCGGCGGGTTGAGGAAGTCCGGAGCGGGCTGCACGGCTGCCGGGTTGACCTGCGGCGGTGGGGTGTAGACCGGCGGCTGCGCAGGAATGCCGGGCTGTTGATAGCCGGGTGTGCCAAGCGGTTGTTGTGGCGGCTGATAACCTTGCGGTGCGACGGGTGGCGGCGTATACCCACCCTGCGCGCCCTGCGGCCCACCGAAAGCAGCGCCAGCGTCAACCTGCACACCGACGGGCAGCCGGGGCGCCGTTGCGTCAACGATCAGAATACCGTCAAGCGAAGCCGCGATGCCCTTCGACTTTTTATCGAAAGCGTAGGTGCTCAGGAGCACATCGACCACCGCGCCGGGGTACAGCATGCTGTTATAGGTCATTGGTGCCAACTCCTGCTTGTTGATGTCGAAAACCTGCGGACAGCGACGCGACTTGGCGTTGAACGCCACATGGTTGGGCAGGCGGCCCTCGAAGTCCGACGGCGCGATAGCCATGATTGGCCAGATGCCGCCGGGGGGCATGCTGCCCTTCCACTTGCTTTCGTTCAGCGCGATGATGGCAATGGCGTTGATCTCCTGCACTTCGGGCTGGCTGGCTACCAGCGCGACCTTCAAGCTGTATTGCAGGTAACGCTCGCCAGTGCCTTCGACCGCTTTCTGCTCGGGCCGCGTTACGCCATCCCAAAGAATGACTCCGCGGGCTATTACGTGCTTGTCTCCATAACGACTCATGATTTTACTCTCCTTTTGCCGGGTTGACCGGCCGGTTTTCACGCCAACGTTTAATCAAGGATTCAATCTGTTCAATGCCTGATTCAACATCAGCATCGCTAAATAACCATTCTTCTTCTACAATCCGTATAAGCTCTTCCCGAAAATCGTACCTGTCCACGCTGCACCCCCTACGATTTAAATACCCGACTGGCCACCGTGGCCTCCGTCGGCACTAGCTTCACCCCTGAATCGCCCGCCGCACTGTAAGCCGACAGCAGTTCCACTGGCAAGCCTTTTTTCTTAGCCTGTGCCGGTGTGATGGCCGCCGGCTCGGCGCGCAGGTCAATCCCCATCATGTCACCCAACGCAAACACCTCGTCGGCGGGTTTCGTCCAGGCGGTCCGACCCTGGCCCTGTTGCAATGCCCAGCCGGGTATAAAGCCCCCGGCTTTAATCAGTGACTCGACTCTGGTTTCCACTCCGGTAAGCCGGTACTTAATCGCTTCCGCTCCCCTGCGGAGTGTTCGCAATTCAATCGCCAGTGCTTCCGGACTGAGCTCTTCCGGCATTGCTCGGCTAGAATAGTCCACAAAGTACATAGCAGATTTCTGAGCCGCCGCGCAAGCGTGCCGAGCGTTGCAGTACCGGCACTGTGGCGTTCCGGCTATGCACTCCGGATCGACATCAAGCGCTTTGTTGGCAGCGTGCGCCAGCCGATTGTAATATCCCCTCAGGTCGCTGGCCTTGACTCGCCAAGTACGGTGCGGCCCGAGCACATGAAAAGGCCGCGGTTGAACAACGTGCATGACCACATCCAACTCTTGATCTTGCAGTCCGGTCAGTCCGAGCTGCTGCACGATACCGGCGGTGTAGCAGACCAGCTGCCAGTTTTCAAATACGTCCACAATGCCGTAGCCGTATTTATAGTCGAACAGATGCAACTCTCGCTTGCCATCAAGCAGAAACCAGCAATCCGGCGTGCCGAAACATTCGTCATGCACATATGAGATCGACATTTTCTGTTCGACATGCAGCTGCGACGACCCGGCGGCTTTTTGCACCGCTTCAACGTAGGACCAAGCACCTTCGATCATCTCCATGTCGAGCACGGTGCCATTGTCAGCGGTCATCCCAACACTCGGACTCGGACCGCCCATCAGCATAGCAGCCCCAGCCCAATGACTCGCCGTTCCGTCCTCCCCCTCACCTTCGTCGGACTCCGGGTATCGCTCCCCCATCGTCACGGCGCCGGGGCAATGCACCCACCGCCCGGCCGCCGACGGCGACAGGCGGCTGTGCCCACTCGCTAACTGCGCGTCTGCCATATCGCCTCCAGGTCTGCGTAAACTGCCGGTATGAGGTCAGGGCGGGCGTTGAGCAGCGGTATGCCAGCCGTCGGGCCGAGATGCTTCTGCACGGCAGCCGTCACTTCGTTGTACGTCAGCAACTTGGCCGAGCATTTGGCGGTGATGATCTGCAGGAACTCGGGGAAGGTTGACGGCGTGCCGGTGGGCGTGGGGGCGGCGGGCGGACCGGCGGGCAGCCCCACCGCCGGTATGGCGGTCTGCGGCTGAATAGGAACGGTCTGGTCAGGTGCAGGTACGACCGGCGGCAGCGCGTTGTACTCAGGAGTGATGTTTGCCTGAATACTCGCCGCGGTCAGCGGTGGCGGTGCGCTCATGACGGCCCGCAACTCGGCTTCCACATTAGCCAGCAGGTCCTTGTCTACCCCCTTGAGGTTCTTCCACTCGCCGGTCTTGCATTTCGTCCGGGTTGAAGCGTGGATACGGGCATCCCACGGCAGGCCGCGGTTATCCAGTTCGACACCAGGGGTGAGTGGGGTGGCTGGTGGTGGGGTAGCTGCCAGCACTGCGGCGGCTTGCGGTCCGGCAAATGCCGCAGCGGGCAGCCCGTCCGGTGGCGTGCCGATTGGCTGGCCCATCACCGGCTGTACCGTCTGCCCGAACACCACACCAGCATCGACT